GCATTTGTTGTACGTAGATTGGCTAATGGAGATTGTGAAACACAAGATATTTATAATATGTCAGCAAGCGAGCAATTTCCAATTGAGGCTTTGGGTATATCACCACGTGTTTATTGTGGTGTAGGTCCGCGAGACACAAAAGCGGGTGATTGTGGTGGTTTAGCTATTGCTGATACCCCACGAGGACCTGTTATTCTTGGAATTCATACTTTGGGTTATGGTGTTCAATGTGGTTTTCTTTATGTATCCAATGATGCTTTAGAAAATTTGATTAATAATCAAAAACGCATTACCGGTTTGAAGGTTGAAGTTCAAGGTGGTGGTGCTCCACTTTTGGAATGTGGCATATACTCCAAAGTTCTAACTGAACCACACCATAAAAGTGTGGTTAGATATTTGGAGACTGGTGTAGCTAATATATATGGTTCTTTTGCTGGGTTTCGACCCAAACCCAAGAGTCGTGTGTGTGAAACACCTATGGCTGATATTATGTGCGATCATTTTGATTATAAGATCAAATATGGCGCACCTGTTATGTCAGGTTGGGAACCTTGGCGGAAAAATATTGTACAAATGGTTAAACCAAATGTGACGCATGATCGCGTCGTGTTACAACATTGTGTACATCAGTTTGCAAAGGATATTTTGGAGGGTTTACCTCAAGATTGGGAAAAAGAACTCATATTTTTATCTACGCGTGCTAGTATTAATGGTTTACCTGGAGTGAAATTTGTAGATCGTCTAAATGTTAGTACATCTATGGGTTTTCCTTGGGCATGTAGTAAAAAGAAGTTTTTGCATACTGATCCAGATGAATTTTATCCGGAAGGCGTATCTTTTTCACCTGAAATTTTAGAACGTGTTGATATTATTTTGGGTAAATACGCAAAAGGTGAACGAGCTTATCCAGTTTATACTGGACATTTGAAAGACGAGGCCACTTCTTTTACAAAAATTGAGAATAAGAAAACTCGACTTTTTACAGGAGCTCCTGTTGATTGGAGTTTAGTCGTTCGTTCTCGTTTATTGACTTTTGTTAGATTGGTTCAGAAAAATAAATTTGTTTTTGAAGCTGGACCAGGTACTGTTTGTCAATCTACTGAGTGGGGTCAAGTGCATGATTATTTGACAGAATTTGGTGCTGACCGCATCATTGCCGGTGATTATGCTTGGTTTGATAAAACCATGATCGCTGATTTCATTCTTGCTGCTTTTCAAGTAATTGCGCACATATATGAAGCAGCGGGTTTCGAACCAGACGAAGTCCGCGAAATTATGTGTATAGGTGAGGATGTGGCATTTCCAGTAGTCAGTGTTAATGCCGATTTAATTGAATTTTTTGGTACTAATCCTTCAGGACATCCTTTGACTGTTATTATTAATTCAATTGTTAACAGTCTTTATATGAGATATTGTTATACCATGTTGAATCCAAAATTTACATGCGTTAGTTTTAAATCAAATGTGCATTTATTTACGTA